GTTTCAAAATATTAAGGAAACCCATCTTTCGATGACAACCTTCTTATTTTAAGATAAAGGTTTTCTTTATCTTTTAGTTCGAATGGCCTAATTCTAGGACTCATTAATGAACTGGGATTAGATTTGTTATTGTGAGATGCCTGATGTAGCCAATTATATATTTAATAATTGACATCAGGGGTTGGCGGCCTGTGTCTACTGTCCCCGAAAGGGAACATGCAGAACTTTGCCCCATACCTAAACAATTACATGATACACTGCCTTTTATGTTTTTAAGGCCCTCTTCTTTGAAGAGGCATTGTGTTGATTTTTCAATCACTAACTATGATTGTTAGCCACAATGAATTAAAAGGACCTAATAAATTAATACATGAAAAAAATAACAAAATTTTATTCAAGTATTAAAATAACTAGATTCTTTGTATCTAATAAGAGTTTTAATATGGACAAAGTGATACGTCTGGAAGGTGATCAAACACTTTCTAGTATTTTTAGTTCTTTTGGATGAAAGTTACTACTTTTATCTTTAAAAACTTTAAATAAAGCTAATGCTCGACTCCGACTATATCACAAGTTTTCAACTTATCTTAGAGTTATGACAAAACGTCATGGATCTGCTTACACTGTTGCTTATCTTAAAGCTAGTTCTCTAGCGATTAGTAAAGCAATAGCTGGGCAACCTTTTAACTCGTTGAGAGAAATTGAACCAGATTTACCTCTTCCGGGTCTTACAAGATCCGGTTTACCACGTATAATCGGTACAAGAGATAGACAGAGTATACTATCAAATAACTCTAAAGTTATAAGAATGTACACTACGTTATTTTCTTTATATCGTATTATAAATATTAAAGGGACTTTAAAGTTAGAAACTATTACAAGTCCTTTTAATGGTAATCCTGAGTACCTTGAACAACTTGGTGGATGAATGGCTAAAAATAGCCGTTCATTTATTGAAGAGTTTAAAGTACCAGGTTGAGGCTATATAGGAACCGACAAGTTCTCCTTTTTAGAAACAGCATCTCCTTCCAGCTCAAAAAGCTGATTAGGGATGGTTCAAGACGCTATCTTGATTAAGCTGGATCCAATAATAGGTCCTGCATTTGAAAGATATTTAGTCCTTAGTCAATCAGGCGGTTTAAACCGTCTGTATGACCAAATACATCGTACTGTTACTTGCCCAGAATCTATTTGAGGGTTTGACAAACCTTATTTAGGTCGTCTCTCAATCAAAAGAGAAGCGGCTGGTAAGATACGAGTGTTTGCTATCGTTGATAGTTGAACTCAAAGTGTCATGAAACCATTGCATGATAAATTATTTGATTTGCTTAAAAGATTACCAAATGATGGTACTTTTGATCAAACCGAAGCCCTTAATAGAGCTTCTCATAAAGCAATTAAGTATAATTGCTGTTACGGTTATGATTTATCTGCAGCTACTGATAGATTACCTATAGATCTTCAAGTGAAGGTTTTAGGTTCTCTTATTGGTGAAGAACTTGCATCCTTATGGAAAGAAATCTTGGTAGGGCGTAATTACACCCTGCTTTATAATAAAAGCACAAGAAAACTCATCGATAAAGATGTGACAGTCAAATACTCTGTTGGTCAACCTATGGGTGCACTTTC